AAGTAAGTAGTTCCTTCAAATGATACAGATGCACCATAGTTGACAGAATCATCAAAAACAGTTGCTGAATTAAAAGAGGCCGTTCCATTAACAGTCAAGTTCGAATCAAAAGTTACTTCACCTGAAACAGTTAAATCTTTTGCAATTTTGACATTACCATAAGGCCAGATAAGATTGCCACCATCAACCCACCACTGAGCGTGAGAAGGATTTGTGAGTGCCAAAAGAATGAAAAAGCTAAATATTTTAAATATCATTTTATCCCCTATGAAAATTTTATTTGACAATTGAATTACGCAGACAAGGTTCAGCCCAGCCATCAACGACTTCAAATGTTGCTGAATCTTCAGTAGAAGAAAGAAGCGAAATACAGGTATTAGTTTGAGATTGCATACCTGCGTTAACCTCGGCTTCAAAGAAGCGTTGATCGATATAATTTTTTATGATGGCACGAGTGAAATTATCAACTGCAATAACAGGCTGCCAACCTTCGGCAGTATAAATTTCAAGGCGAAGTTCCATTGAGCTTGATGGCATAAAAAAATCCTTTTTAATTATGGTGAAACTTTAGCGAGACGAAATAAAAACTTTGAATCTTTGCTATCTTTAAGAGATGGCGAAGCATAACCGGGTAAAATGCTATATTCATAAAAATCAGCACCACTGCCGGTTCCGATTAAATACCAGTTGTAAATAGCACCAAGCAACGGATTAAAATCATCAGGAAAACCATCAGGGAAATGCTCACCGATAAGATAATCCACAACATCATCGCACTGCTGTTGAGTTAGCACATCCGACTGGAAGTTTAAGTTGAAGACAGACATAATAAATACTTATGCTATTAATGACCTGTTAATAAAACTCTGATTAATTCATCAGCACCGGTTGATGCATCTAAAGCATAGCCAGCGACAGCACCAGAAGCGTAAGTAATTGCTTTGCCAGCTGCATTAGATTGTAATTTGGAACCTACGGATATTGCAGCACCTGAGTAAACAAGAGCAATACCGGCACAAACAACAGGAGCCATTTCACTGAGATTTGTATTTGCGTTTAATGAGCCAAGAGGCTTAACGCCGTTACCACAAACAGCACCATCAAAGCCAATAAATAGATTTTGCTTTGCAGAAAGATCGGCTGAAGCTAGTATTGATATTATAAGAATAGGTTGTTCGGTTTTCATTTTTTATTTCCTTTAATTTTAGTTCGCTTTTCTTTAGATCCCGAATCAATAATGGGATAATTTTCAGTAATAGATTCTTCACTTCGTTCAGAATGACTATTCAAAGGAATGAGAAAAGATTCTATTCCTTTAATTTGTTCCTGAGATAATTCTATTTCACTGCCTTCAGAATAAAGCTTGTTGTTTATGAATAAATCTGAGTTTTTGATTATGTATTTCATACCCACCTCTACACTTCGACAAGCTCAGTGTGACATTATGCGTTTGTATCGTTAATTAAGTAACCTGCATCGGCACCGACGACTTTTGGAATGAATATATCAGTGTTACGAATGATTTCAACTTTACCACCTTCGGTGTAAGAATCGACAACTGGATTATTCTTTTTCTTAAGCGTGTAGGCAAAAGCAGGCTCATAATATGACCTTGGAACATCATTGCTTGCTTTAGGTACATAGGCTAAGACAACATTATCTGACCAAATATCGCTGAACACACCTGCATCATTTGCATAAACTGCATCACCAACATAAAGCTCATCAAAATCAAGAAGCTGACGTAATAATTCAGGAGTTATGATTGCACTTTGAGTGTATTTAATCCTATCTAACACTGCGGGATGTTCTTTAAGTGCACTATAAGCAGATGCACCTAATACACATACATTTGGACGCTGAGCAATTTTACTTCTTACTGCTTCCTTTGCAGTACTAAAAATTAAAAACGGATTTGAGGAAGTATTTGTGAATTTATCACCAGCTGAAAGAGTTACTTTATTGCCTGTTGGATATGTTGCAAGATTCTGAACTAAATCTGCAGCTAATTTTTCAAGACGGATGGATATACCATCAGTGACAACAGTAGTCGCGTGAAGACGAAGGGGAAGAATATCTTCCTCCAATTCACGATAGTCAATAGGATATTCTAAATCGTGTTCTGTGAGTGTGAAATCGATAGTTTCTCTACCTTCAGGGCTGATTCTGTTTGATTTTGCCCGGATAGCTCTTTCAGTATTGTAAATCTTGAATGCTTCCTTTGTAAACTGAGGTATCTTTCCACCTTCCTTTGTAACAGAAACGATTGGAAAGAGTTTTGTTGCTACGTGGGAAGCATTAGTAAAGCCGCGAGCTATATTAGTTAGTACCTGATCGACGACGCGTTTCTTTTGAAGTGTGCTCATTTAATTTCCCCTGTTGTAAAATGTAAAATTTATATTGTAGAATAAATAATTAAGAGTGAATTAGTTTGGTGACTGCATTCAAATATGTGATATTATCTTTTTTCATAAGTGCCAGAGCCTTTTGATGAAGCTGCTTTGATTCTGAATCTACTTCCATTCCGAGAAAGGAATCATCTTTGATAATTTCAGCTTCGGGCTTTTCAGCAAAGTTTTCATAGTAGATGATCTTTGGAAACGAATTAACCAATGCAATAAGCTGTTTATTGAAATCTGTTTGAAACTTAGAAGGAGAGAAGTCCTCTGAAAAGTTTTGTGATTGAGCGAAGTTAGATACAGCAAGAACTTTATCTTTAATAGCCGGTGTTAGAGTTCCCTCATTAACCTTTTCATCAAGCATTTTTTCAAAATCGCTAATAGAGATTTTTGCCTGTAAGGAATTAAGCTGTGAACTGATTTTATCAATTGATGCTTTCGCAGAGTTCTCCCCAGACTCTGAAAAGTTTTGTTGTAACATTGCAACTGATTCTTTTAGCTGATCTATTTCATTCGTGAGTTCGGAAAACTTATCAACTTCTGTTTTAATTTCAGGTTCTTTATCCATTTCAAATTCATAGATTACAGATGAAAGAGATGAGAATTGAATATCAGCTAATCCTTTGACAGCAGGTTTTGCAGCGCCAAGAAAACCTATATGACGAAGTTTTCCTTCAGGTGTAAGTGAGATACTTCTTTTTTTATATCGACCTTCTATAAGTGCGTTAAGAAAATCAGGTTGAAGTTTTTCATCAGAGGCTTCTGCTATAAGCTTTCCATCTTCAGAAACTGACAGAGAATTCACCCAACCGAAGGCTGGATCATTATCTTCAGGATGACCTATTACAATTGGAGCTTCATCTTCTTCCGGTTTATAAGATTGTGCAATAAAGTTTAGATCATCCAAAGTGTACTCTTTAGTAATACCTTTATCGCTGGTATGAGTACCAATCTTAAATATTTCAAATTTCATCAAAATCTCCCCTTTTGATTAAATAATTAAGGCAATATGTATAACAAACCTAATATACTTAGGCAAATATAATCATATACTTAAATATATGCAAATTATTTTGTATATTTACTAATAATATTAGGAAAATATTGACAAATACCTAAAATAATTAAGGGGAAGTAATGAAATCAGGGGAAATTGAGCAGAATAAAAAGAAAGTTGAAAAACTCGCATCATTCGGTTTAACGAATAAAGAAATTGCGGATGCTTTAGAATACAATGAAGATACGCTGAAACGGAATTTTGAGATTTTTCTTATAAAAGGGAGGGCTAACCTTAAACAGCGATTAAAGAGTAAACAAATTCAGGTCGCTATGGGAGGCAATGTTTCTATGCTTATATGGCTTGGTAAACAGTATCTGGAGCAGAGTGAAAAGGTTGTTGAAACAGGGGATTATCAAATCTTGGTGAAAAGAAAGGAAGTAGGTAGCAAGTAGTAGGTAGTATGAAAAATCTTGAGTTAGAGATAACATACCATAAGAACCAGCAGAAGATATTCTTTGAAAGTGGAGCACGTTTTAAGGTAATAGCAAAAGGCAGACGTTTTGGACTGACCAGGGGATTTGCGAATTACATTATCGAACAGATGCTTGAAGGTGTTACTCCTATTCTTTGGGTTGATACGGTTTATGGGAACATTGAGAGGTATGTTGACAGATACTTCATTCCTACACTAAAAAGCTTACCTAAAAACTTGTGGAAATATCGAAGTAACAGAAATGATCTGAGAATTGGAAATTCAGTTTGTGATTTTCGTTCTGCTGACAATCCGGAAAATATTGAAGGGTTTGGATATGCTTTGATTGTTGTAAATGAAGCGGGAATAGTTCTGAAAAACAGAAATCTTTGGACTGAAACGATACTACCTATGATATTGGATTATAAAGCGAAAGTTTTGATTGGGGGAACTCCGAAGGGAAAGACGGTTAAGAGAACTAAAGAGAAGCATTTGTTTTATGAATTGTTTGATAGAAAAAGTAAGGATTGGGAATCATTCAACTTTACGAGTTACGATAATCCTTTGTTGGACCCGAAAGAGATTGATGAGTTGGTGAAAGAGATTTCACCGGTATTAAGAGATCAAGAGATTTATGGGAAGTTTATTGAAGCTGAAACTGCAGGGATTATTAAGCACGAATGGTGGCGGTATTATGACGATGAGAATAAACTGCATGAGCAAAGAGTATTAAAGAAAGTTCAAAGCTGGGATACTGCTTTTAAGAAAAATCAAGAGAATGATTATTCTGTTTGCACAACGTGGTTAGTTGGAGTAAATGCTTTTTATTTAATTGATATGTGGAAGGGAAGAGTTGAGTTTCCGGAACTAAAGAAAAAAGTTGTTGAATTGTATGACTTGCACAAAGTAAATGAGATACTAATTGAAGATAAGGCAAGCGGACAAAGTCTACTGCAGGAATTGCAAAGGAATACAAGACTGCCGATTAAACCGATAAAAGTTGAACAAGACAAAATAGCGAAAGTGAATGCAATAACACCATTGATTGAAGCTGGCAGGATAATGCTTCCTCAAGATAAATATTGGCTAAAATCATTCACGGACGAATGCGAGGAATTTCCGAATGGGGAATTTGATGATGCGGTTGATAGTATGAGTCAATTTTTGCTGAATGCAAAGGGAAAGCCAACGGGAGATTATAAGAGCATTAAGCATATACCAAGAGGCGCAATAAAAACAAAATATCATAAGTTTAATAAACAGAGGCGATAATTCGCCAGAGGCGGACAAGGGGAAAATATGAAAAATACAGGATTACTAACAACACAGATTGCAACAAGAGAACGTTTTGAAGAAGCTTCTGCAAAGATGCTGAGTGTTCTTCCTGATCCGGACACGATATTTACTGAGAATAATTATGACTACACTATCTATAGAGATATACTGACAGATCCGCATCTGATGGCAACTATACAGCAGAGAAAGATGCAAGTGATGCAGATGGATTATCAGATAGATTATAACGGTGAGAATGTTATCAAAGCTGATGTAGAAAACTATTTTAAGAAATTACCAGTCAGCGAAATTATTGGTGAGATAATGGATGCGATATTCTTTGGTTATGTGGTGCAAGAGATTGAGTGGGAAAAAGAGGAGAAAAAATTATTTCCTAAAAAACTTATAAGTAAACCGCAGGAGTGGTTCATATTCGATAAACGTAATGAACTGAGAATGAGGAAGTATAAAAACGGTTATTACTTTTTTGAAGAGGGTGAAAAAATTCCGCCGTTTAAGTTTATACTTACACAGCACAAACCAACTTTCACGAATCCTTATGGTGAGAAAATATTAAGCAGATGCTATTGGCCGGTGCAATTAAAGAAAGGTGGGATAGAGTTCTGGCAGTTGATGATGGAGCGTTATGGAATGCCTTACCTGGTTGGACGATATCCAAATACTTTTACTGAACCACAGAAACAAGAGTTTCTTGAACAACTTGAAGATATGGTGAAAGATAATATCACAATATTTGAGGAAAGTTTAGGAATTGACATTAAGGAAAGCCCAAAGTATGAAATAGGGCAGTTGTATGAAAACCTAGTATCGTTCCATAACAAGGAAATAAGTAAAGCTGTATTAACTGTAACACTTACAACAGAGGTTGAGGGAGTTGGTTCATACAAAGCAAGTGAAATACATAAAGAGATGTTAGGCTATCTGGGAGTAAGTGATAAGAAACTTGTTGAATCATCTTTGAATAAGCTGATAGATTATTTCTGCGAACTAAATTATGGAGACGTTGAGAGACCGAGAATCAAGCTGACAAGGAAAGAAGCGATAATTGAGGAAAGTGTAGAACGGGATAAGATACTAAGTGAGATTGGAGTTACATTCACAAAAGATTATTTCAAGAAACGGTATAATCTGCAGGATGGGGACTTTGAGATATAAATATTTAATGTCTGGTATTTAATCTATTTAGGATTAAAATACCATCTTCAAATTGAAGATTGGTTTCAAAATAATCAGCATCGTTTTTACGATAATAATAAATATTAGGATAGACCAAATAACCTGTAATCTTTGCCGTAAACCAATCTGCAAATATCATCCCATCAATTATCATTGGCTGATGACCATTATCCAAAAAATATTGTGCTACATTAAAATCAGGGGATAAAGTATCATAATCACACGGAATTAATTCTTTAAGAAAGAGACTATCATTTTCAACAATCCAAACAGCTTGATAACCACGCCAGCAGGAAGTATTAGGAGCGAATTTGCCGAATGGAAGTTTAGTAAAATTCAGATCATTCAGCGGAAATGAATTAAAGTAAAGAGTATCATTGTTGATAATTAAATAATCCGGGACTTGTTCTGTGCAATGAATAGAAATAGGAAGGTGAGCAAATAATATAATTAAGAAAATTTTCATCAATCAAAATCTAAAAAGATTTGGAATTAGTTTCAATCAAAGGGCGAAAGGCTGGGGGCGGGTGGGCTGGAAGCCTGAAGCCCCTCCGACAAGCTCAGGGCAGGCATTAGAACGGATTATTCAGAGTTACACAATACAAGAGAAGCGAAGGTGCGTTAGCGAAGCCATGCACCTGAGCGGAACGAATGATGAACTGTTAAGGTTTAGTGCCGAGTTTACATAAGCCAACTTTATTTTGACTGAAGACAGAAAGACAAGGAAAAGTTAGAATGATTAAACCTGTTAAATAAAGTTTCTTATGTAATACTGGCTGTCCAATGCCAGGATTAACTGAGTCAATAACATATCA